TTTTATCAACATGGGATTCTGCTCCTCCAGCACCAATTGATAGTTTCAATAATATGAATGACTATCATGATAGTATGTTGGCAGTGAAGAGGATAACCTCTGCTGATGTGAAACAAATTGTTCCAAAATTAAACTGGAACTCAGGAACAACATACGATTATTACAGACACGACTATAGTATATCTAATGCACCACCCAACTCTGGTGGAACATCATTATATACTGCAAACTTTTTTGTTGTTAACAGTGATTTTAGAGTTTATATTTGCTTACAGAACGGAACAACACCAGAAACACCTGATGGTAAACCATCTCTAGACGAACCAACATTTACAGATTTAGAACCAAGAACTGCAGGTACATCTGGAGACGGATATATTTGGAAATACTTATATAGTATAAAACCAGCAGACTTAATTAAATTTGACTCTACTGATTTCATGCCAGTTCCTTTAAACTGGGGAGATAA